CAATCAATCCTATTCAAAATACTAAATATAAATTTCCTGATGAAACAGGTTCAGTAACATTTACTCCCGGTACTGTTTCCGTTGGTTCTGATTTGGTTGGTTCAACTAATGCCCCTATTACTGAAATTTACAATATACTTCACACACCTGCTAGGATAGCTGCAAGATGGTGGAAGTATTTAGGGATGAATACTTATGGCTTACCAACTCCAAAAGCTGAATTGTTCTTTCAATCTGGGGAGTATTACACCAAACTTGAAAGTAGTGTTACTAATACTTACTTCCCGACTGCTAATCAGGAAATTTCTGGAACAGTTGCAGAAAATACCAATATTTCAGAAGCTATTTTACAGATTGGTTTAAACAATTACCTTTTCAAACCAATAACCTTAGATTTTTCTTTCCCTCAAAACCTTTGTTCATTCATTGAGATGGCCAATATTGGGACAGGATTTATTAGGGTAACAAGCGGAGGTTTTGAGTTCTTTGGGTTTCTGGAAAGTGCAACTAATAAACCAGTAGACCCAAACTCAGGAATTACGGATTTTAAATTAATTTTGGCAAAAAATATTCCTGATTATTTTTCAGGCGATTATTTCACAGGAGATTATTTCACAGGCGATTAAAAAAATAAAAATATGGCAGTAAAAACAAGAGCGCAACTCAAAACCGATAACACAACGACTTTCGGAAATGGCAAAAATACCAGAGGCAATGATGAGGTTACATTTAACGATGACCAACTGGATTCAATTGCTTTTAATGCTGAACTGGTTATTAGTGTTACAACTTCTCAATTAACTACTCTTATTGGTAGTTCTGGATTGATTTTAACAGCCAGATATAACATAACCAACGCATTAGGCAATACAGCTATTATTCAAGTAACGGCTGCAACGACTTCGACATTGAATCCAAATGCTTTGAATTTGACGAGTGGAAAGTTTGGAAGATACAACAGGACGTCAGATTATTTCATACCTGCTGATAATATTTACACAACTGCCCCAACTGCCAATTCAGATAATACTAAGGGATATGTAGCAGGAGATATTTGGATTAATGCGGCCACAGGATTTGAATATAGGGCCACAAGTGTAGGAACTGGTGCAGCCATTTGGTCTATTGTTTTTATAAATGAAACTGGTAAATTTCAAACCATTGGAACCGCAACAGATACAACAGGAATAGGCGTTGTGCAAATTTTAGGAGGAAGCGCATCTGGAGATAGAGTAGTTCAAATTGGTGGAGGGGCTGGAACAAGCAATACAGGAAACGACGTCAATCAATTTGGTACAGGGGCTGGAACAAGCAATACAGGAAACGACGTCAATCAATTTGGCAATCAGGCAGGAAACGGAAATGTTGTACCTGAGGTAAACCAATTTGGTAAGAATGCAGGGCTAAACAATGCAGGGGCAAATGTAAATCAATTTGGAACTAACGCTGGTGATGGAAATAGTGGTCCTAATGCTAATCAATTAGGCACACAGGCAGGCAAAAATAATACAGGAGAAAATGCCAACCAGTTCGGACCACAGGCGGGGCAGGATAATACTGGAAATAACGTAAACCAATTTGGTAAGAATGCAGGGAGGTCAAATACAAAATCAGGCGGTCAGTTTTTTGGAGAAGATGCAGGATGGGATGGGTCCGCTGGCTACACAGGAACGGACAATGTATTTGCAATTTCCAATAATTCAATTCCTCAATTTACGGACGCAGCAGCAGCAGCAGCAGCAATAACAGTTCCAAATGGATATGTAACAGGGACCACTTATATTTATTGTGATTCTACACTTGGAACAATTGGATACATAAGGTTATGATAGAAGTAAACAAACAAAAAGACCTTGAAGAAGGTAAACGTGCAGTAAATGAAGTACAACCTATTCCACCTTCTTCTGGTCCATGGTGTTATCGGGACTCAATTTCATTGCAGGGTCAGAACTTTTGGACCACGTATTTTGTAATTATTAGATAAAAAAACATGGGTCCATTTCCTTTTATAAACTTTGAGCAAGCCGAAATCAATGGAAATTTTGGTGATGAATATGCTTATAGAAAAGTGCAACTGCAAACATTGGTTTCTCTTTTTGTTGATGATTATTTTCTAACAGATAGATTTTTTGTTTCAGTCAATGAAATAAGAAACGAAATTCAATTATTAAATGATGCACCTTTTTTCGCTTCATTAGAATTGATTTTACCAAGTCCTTATCCGACAAGCGTAGGAGTTGAGGTTTATACCTTGAAAATTGGGATTCAACAAAACAAATCCTGTTTTATTCAAATTCTTTTTAATTTAACTGATGGAGTTGTAACGGCAAATGATACTACGTTTTATCCCGGTCCGGATTTATTAGAAGTAACAACAAACAGACCTTTTATTGCTGAAGAACTGAAAATTGCCAAAACACTTTCGGTTTATCAACAAAATGGTGCAGCTATTTTCCCAGATACGTTTGAATTTGATGCAACAACTGGAATAGCTGAAAGAAGACTGCTAAGGGCTTATGATTGGCAGTACAACACATCAAGCAACCAACCGCAAAGAGATGGTGTAACTGATTTAAGAATGATTCCTAAAACTGTTTTTAGGCTTCGTGAACTTTCACAAAATGAAAAAGCAATGGTTTCTTTTTTTCTTGAAAAACCAATCAAAGAATCATTGACTAATGACAATTGGAATGCTAGTAATATTTATTTAACTCCATTATTAGGAGATTGGCAGTTTGATTTTATTACAGTTAGTTCAACAAAAAAACAACTTTCAATTTCAAGTTCTGAATATGGAATTTCATTAATATTGGCAGGAATAGAAGTTTCTAATAAATGGTATTTTCAAAGGTTTGTTAACCCAAATTATACAACTGGAACTCCTCCTGATTTAGCAACTGGTCTTAGTAGTACAATACCATCTAATCCAGATACAGGAAAGCTTTATTCTACTGTTTATTATGACTTTGACCAATGCGAATTTGGAACTGTTGTAAATGAAGAGCCATTTAACCTGCTAATCAAGTCAGGAGATACTTATCAAATTAATGTTTTAAAGGATTTTATTTTTGAACCAGAAATTGAACCCGAAATACTAATTGGAATCTTTGATTGTAATTATACTTATATTCAAGATATTGGCACTTTAACAAACCCATTAATTATAACTGGAACCCAATACCAAGCCAACATTACAATTCCACCATTAGCAAATAGTAATTATTTTATTGGCATTTATCAAGCTTATGGAATAGATGGTCAAGGATATGCAACTTTACTTGCAATGAGTCAAAGTCTTGCACTTGATAACTTTGAAGACTTTACTCAGATGCTTGAATACGGTTCAGCACAGGATTCAATCATTGAGGGCTTTGAATACTTGAATGGTTGGCTACAACGCATTAGGGTTCCTCTAAACGGTGCAGGTCAAACGTATTCCCTAGAGGAAAGTATTTATAGAAATTCAGACGGTACTTTTCAAAAACCTCAAAATAGTACCGATGAAAATATATCTTTGCATACTGATTATTTAGATTTGCAAACTCAAAGAGCAATGACCTCCGCCACGAGACATCCAATTTTTGTTTTGGCCAATCAGAATTTATCGGTGCAAGGGGATCTTGAAATCGCCACTAATCAAGATTACACGACAAATCAATCTTTTAGGAAACTTCAGCAAATGAGGTTCCAGGCAAAAAATCAAGGCTATCAGCCTAATAACAATTCCTGTTTAGGATAAAAAAAATAATCATGTACAATTTTGACTGTCCCGTAAAACCATGTTACGAGAACTTTCCTTGCGATATTGAAGAAAAAGGCAAGATAGTAGCTTTAGTTTTGGTTGAAAAGGGCGAAACCGTAGATAAAACAGATGGTGAATCAATGATTGATTCATTCACTTTATTAGCAGTTAATGGCAAGGCTCAATTAATCCTCAATATTGATGGGGAAAAGCCAAAGCCAGAAACAAATGAAGGCCCGGGAAGGGGCTTACAGGAAACCAAAATAATGGCATCAGTTCATACAATCAACTGGATAGATTATCAAGGTGTTCCTAATATTCCTTTTTACAACAACATAAGAAGGAGTGGGCAAAATTATGATTTGTACTTTATTACTCCGACATTGATTTATGACGTGTCAGGGAACCAATGTACAGTAGTTGCTCCAATGGTAATTGATAGGGATTTGAAGACCTTTCAACGTGCTGATGGCACACTAAAATGGTCAGCAAATGGAGATCCTTTGCCTCAGTCAGTTCCTGCTTTAACAGTACAGGATTTCATGATTCCTTTGCAATATACTTTTGCAGTTGGTGATACCTATCAAGAAACGATTCTTGTTGGTAATACAAGTACTGGTTTTTGGACTGCATCAATTAACAAGAGTTTGCCGTCAGGTTCAGTTCCTGATGTTGTTTATTCTTTGATGGACCAATCGAGTAATTTTGCTAACTTAAATATGGTGTTTGACCCATTGACAGGTGAATATCAAATGGAAGGACTTGTAGAAGGTGTTTATACTTTTACAGTATTGGCATCATCTGATGAAAATTGCATCATTGGCAAATTATTAGTAACAGTTACAGTAAGTATTAGCTAGTTAAATCATGGAAAAAGTAACTCAGGGGCTTTCTAATTTTTTAAATAAGTCAAAGTTTAGAGAGGGTAAAACAGATTTCATTAAAGAGATAAGGGAAAAAGCTGAATTGCTTAGTCCTCATTTTGAAAATGACTACCCTGAGTTCCTTTTGAATGTTGTTCATCCTGGTGAGCAGCTCCAGATGAAGAACCACAGAAAACTGAACTGGGAATCACCAACCATTGCAGCAACTGGAAGGATTCAAACAAGCTGCCAGAAGATTCAGCAGGCTGATGACTTTAGAATTATCTGGAATGAATCAGACTTGGAAACTGGTATTCCTTCAAGTAATAGTTTAGAAAAGTATTGCAAAGAAAATCTCCCAAAATTCAAGAATCTTGAAGATTGGGCATTCTCGGTTTATCTTAGAAGTCTATTAGAGGATGCAAACTCGGTTTATTTGATATTGCCTGACCTATCAGCCTTTATTGATAACCAATTACCTATTGATTGGACCTTACCCTTCCCTCAATATTATGGTTCTGAAGATATTATCCATCATAAGGATAACGAGTTAATAGTAAAGCTTAATGACCTTGAAAAAGATGGTGAAAAGTTCAATAGGTTTCTGGCCATTTCAATGGAAGGGATTGTTTTAGCAGTTCAATTTAGACCTTATAATCCAAATGAAAATGCCTTCAACTTTTACCCGGTTGAATATCCATTTATTGATTTCCCAGTCGTTATTGCAGGGCAAAAAATCTATGAGTTAGAAGATAATGCAATCATTTATGATTCGTTTTTGGCTCCTTGTGTCCCTTCATGGAATAGTGCTTTAAGACGTGCTGATGACTTGGAAGTAAACTGGGCATTACACGCCAACCCTCAATACTGGAGGATTAAGAATAGCGAATGCAAGACCTGTAAAGGTGTTGGAAGGGTTTTGGTGAAAACCTCTAATGAGTTAAGGGAATGCTCTTCTTGTGCCGGGACAGGTACAGGATCCGAAGGAAGCCCATTCAATCAGATTGAAATTACACTTCCAAAATCAACAATCACAAATCCAACGCCGCCATCATTCCCTTATAGTTCGCCTGCTGGCTATATTAAGAGGGATGACGATGCGATTAAGAATTTAAAGGTAGAAGTATCGGACAAGATATTTGAGGGCTTCCAAGCGATAGGTTTGGAATTGCTTTCAATTGTTCCTGCTCCTCAATCAGGAATCGCAAAGCAATATGATAGAAAAGAGATTAATACTTTCTTTTATCAAATTGCTATAATGATTCAATATGGGTATTCCCATTCTGCTAAGTTGATTTACAACTTGCGATATGCAGGAATAGCAGATGCAGCAGGATTAGATTATGAAAAAAGACTTGCCTCATTACCTCGGATTACCATCCCTTCAGACTTTGACATCCTGACAATGGATATGTTAGCGGTTAATCTTAGTAAGGCAAAGCAGGACCAATATAACCCTGTTATCATTGCAGGAATGGAAAGGGATTATGTAGAGAAACTTTATGGAGAGGATTCCGATGAGTTAAAACTAATCAATATTATTTCCAGATTAGACCCTTTGCCTAACAAGACAGTTGATGAAAAGGTAATCATTAAAGATTCTTACGGCTGCTCGGAGGTTGACTTTGTCCTATCCTGTTACATCAATTCATTTATTAACCAGTTGGTTGAAAATGATGAGTATTGGTTGGATGGTAAGCTGCCAGACCAAAGGAAAGACCTGGTTAGACTGGCAACTGAAAAGCAAGCTGAAATCAAGAAGTCAATTATCCCGATTAATACTGATGTAAGGGCTTTTGCTTAATCATTATCAATTATAAATTTCTTTCCTAAAATCGTTACTGTCTTTTTTGATTTATAAACCGATTGGAATTTAATGCCTTTTTGTTTGGCATATTCCTTTGGAGTTATTAAGCACAAATAATCACTTAACTGTTGAATCCCTTCAACCATCTGTTCATTTGTTGCATTGCCAGATTCAACACAATTGCCTATTAATTCATTGAGAGTCATGGGTGAATTTATTCAACTTTCGTAAATATGGAGTTAGCGGTAAGTTTAAGGTACACTTTGTCCTTTATCTTGTCCTTTATAAAACCTTTTATAGTCTTTGTAAAAATCTATTCCGCAGACAACCCAACAGAAAAACTCGGTTATGTAATAGCGAATAGGAACAAACCTACCGCTAACAACACCTAACCAAAAGCGGTAAATCCTGCTTCGTAAAAACATTTGTGGTATATTGAAATTCATTGCTTCGTATTTAATTTGTTTGTAAAATTACCGCCTTCGGTTAGCTGCAAACCGTTATAGGTAATAAAAAGTTGCTACCCTTCTACTACTTCCGTAATGCTTTTAAGGCGTAACCTATCCGATTTACATTCCCCTTTATTATCTTTCTTTTGGTATTCCAATGCTAATTGTCTTGCGTGTTCTTTATTATACGCCTTAAAAAAGTGAGTATATCCATCCTTTCTAAATCCATAATTCGCTGCAAAATTCCGCAACTTTTTACTACCTATAACAGCACCTTGTTGCAAGTTGCCATTTTCTACTTCATTTGATATTTTCGTTTCCATATTTTACATTTATTTAAGTTGATAATTTTGTGCTTCTAATGGCAACCTGACAACAAGCTGCAAAACGTTAGTGGCAATGCTACAACGACTGCTCATCTTGCGGTTCAACATCTTCACCTTCTATAAAAATGGTAACAACCGACTGTTTGGTTTTATCCATTCCATTTTCATTAAGTTCACCCCAAGCCAATATAAAATCAGCAGAAGGATTGTTGCCATTTCTTACAACCACTTTTGCATCAGGGTTGAAATCTAAAAGTTGTTTTGTTAATTCTCTTATTGTCATTTTATCAAGTTTTGTGAGAAGCACTGCACCTAACAAGGTATTGCCAAAAGCAGGGCATTCTCGGTTAATTAATCATTTGTACTCCTATTTGGCATTTGTGTAAGGTTGAAACTTTTGTCTTTCAAATCCCTGCCTTCGGCAATACCCGAACCGTTACCTGCCATTCTTATCTATTTTCTCAATTAAATCCATCAAGGCTTCTATGCCGTCAATAAAACCAATCACCTCGTCTTGGGAATGCTTCGCTTTGATGTAATTATCCACCAAAGCCTCCTGTTGTTCTTTTGTAATTAACATTTCGTTTCTAAGTTTTCCACAAACTTACAACAACAAAATAAAATAAAAAAGAAAATTAAAACTTTGACAGGATATTTGAAAAACTACAAATTTGAATATTCAAATTAATACATTTAACTTTGTTGCATGGTATTGCCATTTGACAAGATATACTTTATAAGCCTAAACAAATCAACAGGAACAAAAAGGCGAATCTTGCTAAATGAACAATTTGAAAAGCTATCTATAACTGATAAATCAGGAAATAAGCCTGAATGGATAATTGCTGAAGGTGGCATGGTTGTTCATCACCATATTGATAATTCATACAGGAAAAAGAATCTAAGAAAAGGAACCGTTTCATTGTCTGAAGTAGGGTGCTTTTCAAGCCACAGAAAGACTTGGTTTCAATTTCTGGAATCTGGATTACAAACCTGCCTTATCTTAGAAGACGATGCTTTATTTGGTGACTTGTCAATCTTTGACAACTGGCAACAATTTCCGGAATGGGATTTTATAAACTTTGGTTTTATTAGGAACAAGGCTTCCATAGTTGACAATTTAGAATTGATTATCAAATCTCAATTTCATGGATTATGGCAAGGTTCTGGGATGTGGTTAACCCATGCCTATGCCATTAATCAGAAAGCTTGCAAAATTCTCTTAGAAGAAACCCAAGTGCAAACAGGAGGCTTAGACTGGCAGTTAACTGGCATACAATCCAAGTTTCAATCCTTTGGGTTTATGCCTTCAAGAATCACTCAGCAGCCTTTAAAAAAGGCTCCCTCACAAATTCATCATACTCAGTAAATTTTATAAATATGACTTTAGAACAATTAAAAAAGATTGCAGAATCTAATCCAACGCAATTGGTTACTCTTCACCGCAAGAAATCAAATCCTAAAACTGAAAGGGTAATCTGGGATACTATTCAAGTAATTGCCCAAGTTGCTTACAACAACTTAAGAAAACCTTATGAGCAAAAGTTAAGCGGTTGGAAAAAAATCTTTCTTGAAAGGGATGGAAGTTACAATTCCCCTGAAACTGATTTTACATTTAACAAAAATGCTTTGTCCAATCCTAGCCTTATCGAGCAATTAAAAGAAGCAGGATTTGTAAAAGTGGAAGCAGCAAAACCAGAACCCATCCCAGTTGCTGAAAAGTCAATATCTGATTTTAGTGATTCTGAACTTTTGGAATATCTAAAAAGCAAAGGTTCAATTCATGGCAAAGTAAAACTGAAAGGTGAAGAAGAAATCGAATCAAACCTAACCGAAAACCCTCAATAAAATGAAACTAACAAACCTAATCAAGACCCTTGCCAAACAGGCAGGGATTGAAACTCAAAAGGATTTAAATGAGTTCCTAGAGGCTAACAAAGAATCTTTGGAATCTTTAGAACTTCCAGACATTGCCGGTAATTTAATGCAAGAAAACCTATGGAATGAAGAAGTAGCCAAAACAAAAGGAACCCTTAAAAAACATTTTGCAGGTCTATTGTTTCCTGGTATCGAGCAGGGTGCAAAGGAAAGAGCAATTGAAGCAGGATTAACACCTGAAGAGGTTATCCAGATTCACCAATCAACGCAAGATTCTGGGCAAAGGGTTAATAGTTACATTGAAGCCTTAAAATCTAAGCTGTCCAATTCTAGCAAGAATGCCAAAGGAAGCGATGAGATAATGAAACAGATTCAAGAACTTCAGACCAAAGCGATTGAAATTGAAAGGGCTAAAAATGATGAAATCAATTCCTTAAAATCAAATTTCAATTCCCGAATTGAAGACTTTGCTTGGAAGAACGAGGTTTCTAAAGTGAAATGGAATAAGGCAATTCCTGAATCTGTAAGGTCAATGGCATTGAAAGAAGCCATCAGAACTGAAGTAGAAAAAGAAAACGGCAAATTGATTTTCGACCCTGAAAGACAAACATGGGAGATCGTCAATAGTGCTGACCCGACAATGAAAGTTAGTAAGGCTGGAAAAATATTGGATTACAATACTCTTTTTCCTTTAGCTTTGCAAGAACATAAACTTTTGGACATTGAACCTTCTGGTGGTGCAGTTGGTGCAAATCCTGGCAATCCTTTTTTTGTTCCTTCACAAGGGCAAGGCAATTCACCGATTCCTGAATACGTTCAGAGATCACTAGGTAGTGCGAATAAGCCTATCGACTTTTCACAATCTTAAAAAATGTCAGTAAATTTAGCATACGTTCAGGCTGCTTTGTTAATCTTAGCCTCGGACGATGGAATAACCAACTCTTTATCCGCACAAACGAATAGCGGACTTTTAGGTGCATTATTAACACCTGAAAACTTATCTTATGCAAGTCAGACAAGACTAGCAAATGACAACGGAACTGGTCACACCAGAGAAGTAAGAATTGCAACTAAGCAACGATTAACTGCCGATGACAATCCAGATCTTGAAATGGATGGCTGCGAGTTCGGAGATGAAATGCCGTACTTGGAAGAAACTGTTACAATCACTCAGCAATCAGCAGCAGGATTTACAATTTCTGAAGCACAAATCAGACTTTATCCGGATTTAGTTTCCAGACTTCAAGCGATTACAGGAACTAATATTCCTGCTCAGATGGTTATGATTGGCCGAATGATGCCAGAAGGCCGACAGATAATTCAAGCGATTAGAGAGGTAACTTTCAACTTCGCATTGTCTTATAACTCTTTGGTTCAAAAAATGAACAAAATTCTTTTAAATGATTTTGTTTCAAAAGTTGGAAACTGGAGAGGTGGAGCATCTACCAAGTCTTATGAGGTTCAAACTGCCAATGCTTATGCTTCTGGTGGTGGTTCTGTTAATCCTGCTGGGTTGTTTAAGTTCAAGCAAGATTTGAGGTCACAAATGTTACAAGGTAATGCCCATACTATTTCTGGATGGGGAGCTTTGGATCGTGTTGTGGCCCAAAATTCTGAATATTTTGGTCAAGGTGCAAATGGTGTTGATTATGGTTCTTTGGTTACAAATGCCAATCTAATCAGCCGATATTTTGTTGATGAAAACATTGATCAAGTATTAGGTTCAGAAGACAATGCATTGATTTTTATGCCGGGTTCTGCCAACTTCCTTCCTTACTTAAAGTATGTTGGAACTTTTGGTAAAATCGGAACAATGGATAGGTTTACAATGCCTGTTCCAATTGTACCAGGTTTAGAAGTTGATGTTAAGATTCTTCCTAATGAGTGCGATGAGATTTATGAAATCAAATTTGGTCTTCACTACGAACTTTACATTCCAGAAATGGACTTGTTCAAGTCAACTGATTTATTAGCAGGAGTAAACGGAACTTTCCAAGCGACTTTTATTCAGGGTTCATAGACCAAAATGATTATAATCCATTTGACTACAATCCTTTAGATTATAATTAATTCTGTGAACTCAAAAGAAAAAGCCCCGACAAAATCGGGGCTTTTTTCATGTTTATACACCAAAAAAAATTAATCCTTCAAAGTAACGGTTATTCCAGTTTTGGAAGTTTTGTAAGCAGGGAATACTTCAATTAACTCCCCTGTTTCTTCATCAAGAATAGAAGTTTTTTGTTTTAAAGACTTTAGGAAAGTTTCCCGGTCCTTTCTTTCAATATCCAACTTTTCAATATTGGATTTGATGCTGAAATATTTGGAATCATTTGATTTATCGAAGTGCCATTTAGAACCTAATTCTTTGACTTCTATTCGTGCATTTTTAAACTCAAAAGATTTGCCGTATTTCTCGGCCTCTGCAAGCGTCAAAGTTGCAATTGACTCTATTACTTCACCAAGTGCAACCATTAGATTCTTGCACCTAATATGAACTTCTAATGCGTCAAGTGAACCGGATTCAACTTGCTCAATAATTGTTTGAGCAAATATTTGGACCTGACTTTTTGTTTCAGGTCCGTTAAATAAAATTGATTTGTTTTCCATAACTATAAATTAAAAGGGTACGTTATCATCTTCTTTGTCTGGAACTTGAAATTCAGCTACTTTTTGCTGCACTTCTTCCATGTGTCTAATTTCTGGTGAAACTATTGTTTTGTATTCCTTTGACTGGCGAATCTTGTCTTTTAGAAAGTCAGGCAACGAATCGAATTTGTTTTGTTCAAAGTTTTCCAATGTAAACTCAAAGGATGGGTTAATCTGTGCAGGCATAACAACTCCTTTCATAACTGTTGAAACACTTGCAATCTTATCGTAAATTCTGGAAGGGTCTTTTTTACCCGGTTCATGAACGATACTAAGCATACAAGGCACACCAAGCAACTTGGTTACATCAAAGGCTTTGGCTTCATCTTCTGTGAATCCCTTGCCCCTCCAAGAGGTCAGAAATACCCTTAGGCTTGACTTCTCATGCATTGATAAGGTAAACTCCTTACTAATTGCCTGCGGCTGCTCTCCCTTGTCTGGATTAAACACCTTTAGTTCCGTTGGCAATTCCCAAGTAATGCGAACCTTATTGACTTGTTTTTCGAGTCCTTGGAACTCTTCTTTAACTGTTCCAATCTGGACCATTGAATAACATCTGGCTAGGTATGTACCTGCCGGGATTGGTTCATACGATGAACCTCCTGAATTTGTTGCTGTAATTGGCATTTTGTTTTTGTTTTAGGCTACAAATATAAGACAACAAATTGAAATAAAAAAACTAAATGATAGAAAAGTTTTAATTTCTAATTTTACAAAAAAAATAAAATGAATTGTCTATTAGATTACGTTGGTATTCGTTCATGTGGAACTGCACCTGAATCGGGGGTATTCATCAATCAATTTCCTGGTATGTCCACCGAACTGATGGACAAAATAGCCAGTCAAGACCAAGTTACATTTAGCCAAGTTTGGAAAGACATCCAAAACTCCGCTTACCTCCGATTTAAGTCAGTTGTTCAGGATTCTTTGGTTTCAATTGGCTCGGCCAGATTTGACCAAATTTTATACACTACTCAAAAACCTTTCGTTCAGCAATGGGCAAAGGTTGAACCAAAGCCAGAAGAGGCCATTTTTAGAGGTTGTATTGCAACCATTTCCGGATCTCGATATGTTGGGTTAAAAGTTAAAAATATCCTTGTCTATAACTCTGGAAATAGCGATGTGCAATATGTTGATGTTCGGTTGGTAGAAACCCAAACAGGAAAGATACTTTGGCAAGAAAGTGTAACCATGCAGCCGGGCATGAATAAGATAGTTTTAAATGAGACTTTTTTCTCGGATTGGAATGCCATCAACATTGCATTGTTAGTTGATTGTACCAACCTGCCAACATTGGATGGTACTTTTATGGACTATGGGGCTTTCGGTTGGGGCAACTTGATGGATTCTTGCCCTAGTCAGTTTGCTTGTTGGGTTAATCAAGGGTATTCAATTTATCCTTTGACCGCCGGTTTAGATTATGAATCTGGCAATGGTTGGAACAATGACAACAGTCAATCGGGGGTTTATTGGGATGCGGAATTGATAGCCTCACTAGATGCCTTTATTTGCAGCCAAAAAGAAGACCTATTAGATGCATGGACTAACCTTCTTTGCTATTATACTTTGTGGAGTAAAATGTCTTCTAACCGAGTCAATTGGTTCACTCAATCAAACCAGGAAATAACCAACTCCAATATGGCTACTTATGACACGCAGTTCAAAGATGCAATTAAGATTTGGGCTAACCAGTTGAACTTGCAAGGGGAAGGTTTAGCCTTCAATTATGAGGATGCAGCTATTATTCAGAATCGGGGTAGGATGCCATAAAAAAACCAGACCTAAAATAAGTCTGGCTTTTAGCTCGAAAAATTACCCTATTATGAAAAACACTTTTATTTTTATAATGTTTACATTCCTTGTAAATAGCAAATTGCTGTTTTTTGTGGTTTTGAATAACCTTCGCCAATATAAGAAAAATATTTTCCACTTGGATTAATTAAATTATCTAAACCCATTTCTTGAGCAATTATACTTAAAGATGTTTGATCATGTCTATGATTTTCCCAAGACCCTATAAAAGTACCTGCTAACATTGATTTTTTCCATTTTTTAAACATTTCCAAACCTATTGGATTTTCAATATCAATTCCAACAAATCCAGATGATATCATCCTCATTTTATTTGCTTTTTCCCTATTGATTTTAAAATATTTTAAACATTTATCATTTGACCAACTGCCAATCATATGGCCTGAATCTTCTAAGAAAAACCCATTGTTTAAAATATCATCAAAAACTGGTTTAATGCTTTTTATTGCCCAAACTGAGGAATCTAACCAAAGCACCTTAGTATATCCTTTATTAAATGCCTCTTGCATTGCATAGACTTTAAAAGCATAAGGATTGTCTTGATGTAAAGGTGCGCCTAAATCTTTTTCATTAGTCCAAACTAAAACATCTCCATCAAAATTTTCAGTTAAACTATTTTGTAACCTATTTAAAGCTTTTATGTAATTGCCCTTTGAATTTGCAAATGCAACAATTGCGGTTTTCATTTTGTCCAAAAATCGTAATGGTAAATTTCCTTATTTATTTTTACTTCAGTTTTACAAAGTTTAGAATCATGAAGTCTTTTTGCATAGTCATAGTCCTCACCAAATCCGATTGGTTTATAACCAATTTGCAAAGCTATTGACCTTTTAATTGGGGCCAAATGATTTGTAAATCTTCGATAATGGAAAATGCCTTTTTGTTTCCTTTGTTGGTCATATGGCAAATTTTTTGAAATTTCCCATGTTTCATGCTTTTGACCATTAGTTGTCATTGTTCCTTTTAAGCCTAAACAATCTGGATTTGATTCTAATGCCTTTAAAACTAATTGGACATAATCATTTGAAACTTTATCATCAGCATCAATAAAAACTACATAATCAGCCTTTGACATTTCAAGTAAAGATTGGCGATAAAATCCAATTGACTTTTCACCATAATTTATAAGAGGCAAAACCTCAATTTCTAAATTGTCCTCTTTTCTCCAAATTATCTGTTGAGCAAGATTAACTTTAAGTATGTTAAATTTATCAATATGCTTTGAATGAACTGGTATTAAAATACTTAATTTCATAATGCATAAATTAGGTTTTCGGGATTGACAGATTTTAATTTAAAAGAAAACCCATCTACATATTGAGTAATTTTTTTTCTGATTTGTAAATCTGAGTTCCATTCAATACAAATCATTTTACATTTAATTTCTGCAAGGTCAATTTGCATTAAGATATCCAAATCTAAACCTTCAGCATCGATTGAAAGAAAGTCAATATAACCAGGTTCATACTTATCTAAAAAAGATTCCCATGTTAAGCCATTTGCTTCGGTTTCTATAAAATTAGTAGTCTTTTTCCATTTAACAATTTCTGATTTTACAACTGACGAAAGCAATGCAGTATCACCTTTATTTAAATGGGTTCCTGATTCATAAAATTTAATTGGGCCATCTTTTTTTGTAATTGCATATTGAACACAGACTATTTCTGGATTATCAGTATAAAGCAATTTCAATTTATCAAATGCAATTTGTGAAGGCTCTATACAATATCCAGACCATCCAGACAATGCTAAGGCACGAACATTTGATAGGGTTACTCCATCATTTTCGCCAATGCTTAAAAACCTTCCTTTTTGTCCTTTAAAATAATCTAAGATTATTTGCTCTTCATTGTTTTGTGAGTATTTCATAATGGGAATCCTTTTCTTTTTCGGTTATCAAAATTTCTTTTATCTCGCAAATGAACACTTTTTGATTCAGTTTTTTGATACTGGGCATCATTTGGACCTTTGCCGTATGCAGGATGTAAGTGTTGAAAAATAATTGAATTTATAAATTGATACTTACCTCTACTTTTTGCAACCTCTTGACTTTCATTATCGCACCAGACTGATACATAAGAGGGATGGTAAATATATTTATCCCTTTCATAATACTTCCTTCCAATAATTGACATGGTTGATAATGCATCAATTGGGTCATGGTTGGAATCTCTGAAATGGACATAACCATCCAAATTTGGAAAACATTGTAAAAAGACATTTTTTATTTCAACATCAAATCCTTCTTTTACAAAAATCTGGTCATCGGAAACATTTATCAGAATATCCCAAACCTTTAACTTTTCAATATCCCGGTTAATGGCATCAATTTTATTTTTAGAGTTGCCAAAAAAGTAATGCATTTCAAGTGCAAAGTTGTTGTTTATCCAATCGGTAAATTCAGCATTATTGACCGTCTTATCGTCTTCATCAAGGGTAAGGCAAATCAGATAATCATTATCAATTGCATTGTTCTGGATGCTTAATAGGGTTTCTTTAAGCCTTTCTGGCCTTGACCTGCTAGTGACTTTATAAAGTATCTTCATCTGCTTTTCAAATAAGATTTGACAAACTGCTCAATCGACATTCCGATGAAATGCTCTCCATTGTTTCGGATAAAAAGAAAGAAGGCGTTTAACTCTTTTTCTAATTCTTCCTTTTGCATTTCTTTGGCTTGGTCCAATATTTCATTTGCAAATTGTTGATCCTTGTCAAAGTCGTTTATAATATAAAACAACCAGTCAATTGCGGTTTCTTTTTTCATATTGTTTCTAATCTAAAATTTCAAGTATAATTTCTGCAAAAGTAACTACATCTCTATTCCTTAAGTCACCAGACTTTTGGAGTTTGATAAAAGCCATTATAAAAGGCTTTAAATCATTTATTTGTTGATCGGTTATCATTAGAAGGTACTTTTAGAATAATCGCTAAACTTCATAGTAGGGCCATTGAACCTAACCGGGAATGTACTTGTGTCACCATCCCGAAACTTTGCAATATCAACTATGCAAAGGTCTTTCACATCATACGAATCATTATCAAATTCAACTGATTCGGTCATTTTATAATATTCAGGTCGCATCAAGAAAATAACCAGGTTAGCATCTTGTTCAATACTTCCCGATTCTCTTAAGTCTGACAATTGGGGCATCTTAGAATTTCTTGATTCAACTGCTCTTGATAATTGCGATAAGGCAATTATAGGAATATTTAGGTCTTTGGCAAGCACCTTTAAACCTCTGGAAATTTCAGCTATTTCACCCTCCCGATTTTGGCCTTTTTTATTCTGGCCAGACATCAATTGCAGGTAATCGACTACTAATAGTTTGATTCCAAATTTCTTTTTCCACATTAAAGCCTTAGAACGTAGCTTTCGGATGTTTAGACCTGCTTCATCATTGATTTGCAATGGCCAGTTTCTAACCCTGTTTGCGGAGGTGTACAGACGTTCCCTATCGTAGTTGTCAAGTATGTTTCTTTTCAACTTAAAGGCAAAGACATCGGAGTCCTGACTAATTAACCTTTCAATCAATTGCTCTGAACTCATTTCAAGGCTAAACATACCGGTTGGTATACCTGCAATTGATAGGTTCCTAATTATTGACAAGACAAATGCCGTCTTGCCTTGCCCGGGCCTTGCTGCTAGGATAATTAAATCCGTATCTACTAAACCGCCGGTCTTTTCATCTACGATGTTGATTCCTGTTGAAAGACCTGCAAGTCCTGTCTTGTTGTGTTCTTCCCATTTCTGGCTTACATCATAAACTACTTTGGCAATTGTCACTTCATCCTCGGTTATAACCTGCTTCATTAGGTCATCCAGTCCATCATGGATTTTTGCAACAATATCAAAAACATCATCAGTTTCGGAAAGTGAGCAGTTCAAAAGTTTTGCACCCATTTGGCCAATTTCCCTTTTCAAAAAGTTTTCAAGAAGAATTGATATGTGTACTTCGATGTGAGCAGCAGATGAAACCTTTTCTGAAAGCTGTGTAAGCTTCTTAGCACCTCCGATTGATTTATATTGCCCTGTGCTTTTGAGTTCGTGTGCGATGGTTATAAGGTCAATCTTTTTTGAATCTTTAATGAAATTTAGGAAAATGCCGGCCAGAATCCTATGGTTTTCTAATTCAAAAACATTTACGGATTGAATACGATTTGAAAATTCTATCTGGGCTTCTTTGTCGAGTAAGACTGAACCCAATACTATTTCTTCAATTATTTGCTTTTCCATCTTTAAAGGCTAATTTGATTGATGTATCTTTATTTTCTGATTTGTTAAATCCGGGCTTAAGATGTGTAATTGTGTTTTTAAGTTTTAGTTTCCAGTTTGTAATCTTTTTTCCATTTCCATCTTTCCAACCATCATCAATCCAAGTTTCAAATTTTGTTTTTACAGAAAATAATAAATTGGGAAATTCTTTTTCTAATTCTGTTTTATAGTAAGAAATAAATTCATCTTCAGTTGGGATGGTTTGTATATCAATCTTAATTTCTTTTATATTCTTATCTATATTACTATCTTGAGTACAAATTTTGGACTGTTCGAGTACAATTTTTGTACTATCACCGTCCAATTTTTGTACTACTGGAGTACAATTTTTGGACTGTGGGTCCAATAATTCTCCTACCTTTTTTGATATCATTGAAACGTTATTTGTTTCAATATAAATACCGATTTCTTCCTGACAAGAATCCAAGTCATGAATAAACTGGGTTAACCTTAACCCGATTTGGGTTCGTTCAATATAACCTTTTGTTTCCAAGGTTGCCAAAGCATTAAAAACAGTTCCTCTGGAAAGGTCTAGCCAATCAGCAATCTTTTCTTTTGATTTTATACATTGATACCCAAATTTTGGATTCTTGCTCATGTTTTTAATGTCGCAAAGAACCGCCATTTCATTAAGGCTTAATAGCAAAGCTTTCCTAACAATATGATTTGTAAGTGAAATAATTTCCATTTTAAAAAAAATGCCTTTATGTGCCGTTCGGGGTCACAGTCCGTACTAGGCGCATAAAGGCAATAAATATTAAAAGATTTTCATGATGCTGTGACCCATCAACCTTTCGGCAATGCAAATATAAAAAATTAAAAATATAATGCAATCAACCAAAGTGCAAAAAAGCACAAAGTTGTTGCCCAAAGCATGAAGTTATTAAACCTTAACTTATCAACTAATCTTTCAGACTTTTCGTTTTTGGTCATTTCCATCAAGGCTATTTTATCCAACTTATCAAAATTGGACTTGTACTCATTGGCATCAGCAGTCAATCGTAACTTGTCCAGTTCCAGTTCATCAATCCTTTCTTTGTTGGCCCTATTGGCCACATCTCGGAGGTTTTCCGATTTGGTTAGTTGTTCATTCAATTCATTGCACCTGTGAAAGTACCTACGGCCATATTCATAACGAGTCTTATTTTCCCTTTCAAGTTCTTCAACCTTTGCAATCTCTCTTAGGATTTGACTGGAAGCATAAAAGACATCTCTAATCGGGCCATCAATGTGCAAATGGTAATTGATAGCCCAAATCTCCAGACCGTCATCTTTGACCTCTTTATGCGATAAGACTAACTTACCCTTTCCTACTCCTATCCTTAAGCCAGCCTTTAACTCTAATGGCATATTTTTATTTTTCATTTTTTTGTTGTTTAAAATTTCGGCCAAATATAGATTAATATTTTAAATTGTTGCAAATGTTTCAAGATAAATAATTTTCAACCTCATAAATAACCTCATCAAGTGACCAACTAACCAAAGTTTTATAACCTCGTTTTTCTGCATTTTCTAAAAACTTCAATTGATGTTCAGTTGGTTTATTATTCCCACATTTTAACTCAATAAAAAAACCTGCAAAACCTTTCCTAGCTTCAAATATCAAACAATCCGGCACTCCCTTTTTAACTCCTTTTTTAGATAGCAGAATGCCCTCTAAACTAAATGTAATTCCTTTTTTGGTTGTGTAGGACTTCGTCTTTCTTTCATTGGCCGGATGGGTCCACAAAAGCCCTCTAACATCCAGATACCTAGCGACTGCAATTTGAAAAGAATCTTCCGTTCCGATATAAGGCTGAAAAGTTGTTGATTTTTTATTCTTCAAAAATTGCATAGAGAATGAATACATTGTTTTGCAATATTAGAATTTGTTGCCTTACTTTGCAATTATAGATAATAAAATTATGGCTGAAAAATGTATGCAAAGCCTCACTTTTGCTGAGTTTTCCCGAAAGTACGGAATTGCAAGATTTACCCTATCAAAGAAAAAAGACCTGTTCCAGATTGACCCAGGCTTTGATGTTGAAAAGTTAATTGATAACCGATTCAATCAAGAACTGGCAAAACAAATCATGGCAACTTCTCAGGTTAGGCCCAATGCCAAAGGCAAACTAAAACCTAGAAAGAAGCTTTGATTAATCGCCTGCCATTGTTTTTAACCGGATTTATTCAGGTCTATTTTGTAGCAGTAAATACTTACTTCCTAGCTAAAGAAATCTATCTGGGGGTGTTTATCGCTGCCTTTATGATTAGTTTGATTTGGTCCTTTAACGTCAAAAAGGTAGCCTTTGGGTCAATGACTGACAAGGTTGTATATTCCTTTGGCGCGACCTCTGGGAGTGTCTTTGGGTTATGGTCTAGTAAGTTTTTGATTACTTTGTTGAATCAGTTTTGATGAAATAAAATAATTTCTTAAATTTGTATTGTTGCGGAGTAGAGGCCAAAACAAAGATATTGGTTTTTTAACCTTAAAGCCTGATTGGACAGTCCTCTACCTGTTTGATTGGGCTTTTTAATTTTTATGAAAGTTGAAAGTTTAGAAAATGAAATATGGAAAGAAGTACCAGGATTAAATGGGTATTATCTCGCCTCGAATTTTGGAAGGATTTATTCTATTGAAAGGGAATACAGGATTAAAATGGTAAATGGGAAATTTCAAGAAAAAAAATCAGTAGGTAGATTGTTAAATCAAATGATTACACCTGGTGGTTATTTAAGGATTCAAATTTCAATAGATGGATTTAAGCGAAAGTATTATTCTCATGTTTTAATAGCGAGAGCCTTTTTAAATCCTATTGAAGGTAAAGAAGTAGTTAATCATAAGGATTTCAATAAAACCAACAATAATATTGAGAATCTTGAATGGGTTAACAATAGAGAAAATTCAATACATTATTTTCAACAAAATACTAAAACAGGAAGGGCCGGAATCCATTATAGGGAAAATAGGTCAAGATATAATGGACTTATTTTACATAAAGGGAAAAGACACAATTGCGGATATCATAAAACATTTGAGTTAGCCGAAATTGCCTATAATAATAAGTTAAAAGAACTTGGTCTATCTTAGTCCTGTAAGGCCTCGTTTTTCTGCTGCAGTATATTGGGATTTCGTTACTGCGTAAAATTCATCAACACATCCAAAACCACCTGCGAGCGAAAAAATAGTTGTTTTAGTAGTTTGAGGAATTTTACCATTCCAATTCTGGGAAGCCCAACTTTCAATTTCAGATTTTTTAAAAAACCTTCCCTTTCTGGAAATACACCATTGCCGACTTGATTCCCTTCTCGTTCCAACGTACGTATAAAACTGAAGGTTCAAATCATCAGAAACTACTGCATTATATTCCCTTGAAAAAATCATTACTGAATCATTGGTAACCTGCTTGACATATCTTTCCAAGTATGCCCTTTGGTCTGGGGTTCCCTTGATAAACTCCCTGAGTACATTTTGAAGGTTGGTCCTGTTGGTATTGCCTGCAATGTTTTCCTTCAAGACCTGGGTAATGGCATTGTCAAAATTGGACCTTATCTCTGCTCCCAAAAGTAGGTCGGTAGTTGTCTGGATGTTGCTTTCAAGTATCTGTTTATAAAGTTCTTGTTTAGCAGAATAGCCATCAATCAATAATGAGTAATAAGAATCTGAAAGGTTTTTGATTTCCTTAAAACCTGTCAACACTTCTTTAACTGCTAATTGATAAGCTGAGTTTTCTACAATGGCATCAGCAATTTGCTTTTTGATAACCCTTAACTTCTGCAGGTTCTTAACCCGGTCCTTTGCATCAAAAGAAAATTCATTGGAAATCTCAATTACCTGGTTGGCTAGGTCTTTAAAGATAACAGGAAGCTTGCCATCCATGTCGGTAATCAACTTGTCCTGTAAGTCTTGAATGGCTTTGATTATGTCTGATTGTTCTTTGGATAGCATAAGGCAAAATTAGCAACTTAAACAATCAATTTTTTCCTTAATTTTTTCCTTAATTTTTTTTATATTTGCATTGCTTTTAAAGCTTCGGGGTGAAGACCGAAAAAAAGAAACTGGCAGAAATGCCACAACATAGCCTCGTAATGATTTAGCTTCACCTAAATTGTTTCGAGGCTTTTGTTTTATGCAAAATACAAAAATAGAAAATTTAAGTTGCTGGTATGATGGAGTATTTTATTCTGAAGAGTTTAGGGATATTCCTGATTTTGGAGGGTTTTATCAAATATCTAATTTTGGTAGAGTTAAAAGTGTTTCAAGACTTGTAGGCAAAAAAATAAAACCAGATAGGTTGTTAAATTTAAGGATTAATGTTCATGGATATTTACTAGTAACCATTAATCATGCAAAAAAGACATACGTATATTTAGTTCACAGGCTTGTTGCATCTGTTTTTATTGAAAATCCAGAAAACAAAAAAACTGTAAACCATAAATTTGGAAATAAAACTGATAATAGGGCTTGGTTGATAGAATGGAATACTCATAAAGAAAATGTTCATCATTCTTTTAAGACAGGACTTAAAGTCAATGTTTCTGGGGCTAAAGCAAGTAGGTCAATTCCTATTTCTCAGTTTACAAAAAATGGTATTTGGATAAAATATTGGTGGGGTGCTAGGGAGTTTGAAATTAAAACAGGACTTTCAAGGTGTCTTATTTCCATGCATTTAAAAGGTAAATGCCAAACAGCACATGGATTTATATGGAAATACAAAAATGTAAAAGGCTAACAATTAATGCAATCAATTTTTTCTTTTATTGAAAAATCTATTGTAAAAAAGTAGAATTCAAAATTAAATTGGTCAATTCCAAAGTAATTCTGTGCAATTGCCTTTGCATCGTTGTTAGTATCTCCTAATTGAACCTCCGATATACTATTAAGAATGTAATTCAAATTGTAATCATTGGATGCAGTTTTGGAATTGGCTATAAGTTTAAAATTAACAGTTCTGGAAAGAACCTGTTTTAAGCCTCTCCCATTCTCGTCATCAAGACTTGAATTTTCCCTGACGAAGAAGAGAACGAGGTCGTAATTATCATCGACTGAGCAAGGCTTTTCTGAATCAATAGACCTGTAATTGAAACCTTGATTTTCTGTTATAACCTCATGGGATTCCCCATAGTTCAAAATCTTGATTTTCAAAAGTCTTTCGATTTCAGAACATATTGTTTTTAAAGGTCCGTTTTTCATTTTAATAATATTTAAACTCCATAAAATCCTCTTTGGGCTGTGAAATTCTGCAAAATCTCACTTACACTTAATGCCCTGTCGTACATACTTACCCGATATATTTCACCATTGAATTGCCTAACTGCTGCGGTTCCCCAACT